TTAGAGTTAATGAATGCCGCTAATACTCAATATGAGCAAGACCGGTTAAATGCTCAATGGGAGATATGGCGTAATCAAAGTCAAGCTAATCAATTCTTAGCTGATGGGTTGGACGCATTAGGACAACGCTCTACTAACGTACTCACGGGGCTATTAACAGGCACACAATCCCTTAATGATGCTTTCCGTAATGTCGCATTAACCATTGTAGACCAAGCCGTTGGCGCTCTGGTTCAAATGGGTATGCAACAGGTTAAGAATATGGTTATGGGTGAAAGTATGGCGACAGCCGCTCAAGCATCTGCATTGGCTCAGGCTGCGGCAGCGCAAGCGGCATGGGCACCAGCGGCGTTAAGCGCATCAATAGCCACATTAGGCGCAGCAGTGGCAACGGGAACATCATCATATACGGCGGCTATGGCGGCTAGTAAAACGATGGGGTTGGTTGCTGGTGCTCGTAAAAATGGTGGCCCCGTAAATGCTGGCTCTATGTATCGAGTGGGTGAAGGTGGTAAGCCTGAGATATTCAAGGCTAATAACGGTCGTCAATACATGATCCCCGGTGACAATGGAAAGGTTATTTCCAATAAAGATATGCAGGGTGGCGGTATGAATGTGAATGTTGTCTTTAATGACTATTCATCTGGTGGCCATAAGTTTGATGCGCAGACATCACAAGATGGAAATACGCTAACTATTCAGGCGTTCATTATGGATATGGATAACAAAGGCCCTATGCTTCAATCCATCACAAGAAACACATCGGCAACAGCGAGAGCAAGAGGTTGATATATGGTTATTAATTACCCTGACTGGCTTCCTCTAGCGCAGAAAGCCGATAAAAGCATGACGCTAGATACTGGATTCTTGACAGACCAACCACAGGTAGGCGCACCTATATTTCAGAAGTTAACTGATGATTTAAAAACTGTATGGAGTGTGAGTTGGATATTTACACTTCAACAAGAGCGAGCGTTTGCGCAGTGGTTGCGAAGTCCCAACTATCTTGATAATTGTAATCGCTGGTTCAGGATGAAAATTAATCTTGGTGGTAGTGGACTGCAGGAGCAGGAATTACATTTTGTTTCCTATCCAGTGCAAACCAGTATTAATGGATCTTCTGTAACATGGACTGGTCAAGTCATTAGTAAGAAACTTTATAATTCAGATGATGAATTCGACGATATTATCGTTGAGTTTCCGCCATCATTTGGAAGTTGGCTTGATATTATCGTCACTGAGACTCTACCAAAGTATAAGGAGTTGTAATGCCTACACTAAGAGAGTATCGGGCACAAAGGCCAAACAGAATACTTTATGAGACGCTGCAATTTAGTCATCCATCATTTGGTGATATCTATCTTGTTACAGGGCAAATATTTCCCAAAAAACTTGGAGGTATTGAATATCAGCCATGTAATTTCGAACTATCTGACAGTCAGCAAAGCAGAACGCCCATCATTGACGCTAGTGTTAAATTCAGCCGTGTCGCACAAGACTTTAAGCAGAAACTTAAACTATGGAAATCATTCAATAGAATGACACCCATAGAGGCTACTTATCGATTATTTGATGAGAAAGACAAAGGTAAGGCCATTACTCGATGGAAATTATTTGTGAAAGATGTGTCGATGGATCATGAAAGTGTCACTGTCACGCTATCTATGAGTAACCCATTGAATAAAAACATCGGACGTATTTATGAACCGCAAGAATGGCCTGGATTGGAGGCTGTATGACAACTCAGGATTTCATCGATAAAACCATCGGTAAACCATGGAAAAACCGGTCTTGCACATTTGACGCCATGGATTGTTGGGGGCTCGTCGTTCTCTATTATCGACACGTTCTAGATATTGAGATCCACCATGACGCAGGCTATGAGTCTGAAACGGATTTTGTTACTTGCTATAAAAATGAAGTTGAGTTTTGGGAGAAAGTAAATCAACCAGAAAATAACGGAATATTTATAGGTTATATAGGCTCAAAACCCGCTCACATTGGCTTGATTATCGATGGTAACGCATTACATAGTCGAGGTGAAAACGGCTCTGTGAGAATGGATAGGTTGATTGTGCTCGAGAGAAAATTCACTAAGTTGGAGTTTATGAAATATGCCAATAATTGAAATTCAGCGTGTCGCTGGAATACCGAAAGAGAGAGTCGAGATAAAAGCCGGCTCTCTTTTTTTTGATTGGTTAAAAGAGCAAAATTTTCATCATGACGTTGATATCTATGTTAACGGCGTAAAGCTTAACGACGATGATCGCCTTGACTTTATTATTAGTGAATTTCATCACATTCAAATATTCGACCAACCTAAAGGGATTATTGGCGACATTCTTAATCCAGTATTTAAGTTTGTTTCCAAGATATTTTCATTCTTAGCGCCCAAAGCACCATCATTTAGCGCTGCTGATGTAAATGCAAAGGAAAGCCCTAATAACCGATTAACTGGTCAAACCAATATAGCGAGAACATATCAGGCTAGACCTGAAATTCACGGACAAGTTAGAGCTTTCCCCGATCTCATTCAGCAGTCAATGTTTGAATACATCGACAATAAAAAGATGGTTACCGAGTGGATGAACTTTGGTATCGGTTACTACACGATTGAGAATGTGAAATATTCAGAATCTGAACTAATCGCCCTTGATGGTGCCAGTTATCAGATATTCCAACCGGGTGAAGTGATCCCACAGATATTCGAGGGCTTTGAGTTCCCTGATGTTGACGGACAAGAAATACCGGGACCTAATGAAAGTGACGAAATTCCGCAATATGAGGCTACTGCTAGCAATGTCATTTCTGGTGAAATTAAAGGTGGTGAGGCAGCCATAAAGATAGAGAAGCAAGATGAGTTTCGATACTTCATGGATATCGTAAAGCCTCGATCAGTAAGCCTTGTTGTTAATGTGACTTATGATACTCCGCAGGGTTCGGTTACAAAGGATATTAAGGTTGATGCTTATCTATCTGATGCGAAAGAAAGTGATGATGGCGCTATCATTTCACCAAAATATTACTACGAATTCTTTTTCACCAATTTAACTGGCGGTGATTTGGCAACTCTTCCGCCTAATGCAATTGTTAACACGTCAAAATTTATTCTCTATGACAACCAATTCCTGACAGTAGGGCCTTTCTTCTCTCCACTTGATGGTGGTGAGTTATGGGTGCATTTAAACGCCCAGCTTGGTGATGGTGATTATGCTAATGCAAGAATTGAATTCTGGAAAGTTGATGAGAATAACAATGAAATAGCTGGAACAAGAGAGTCATTCAATAGAGGATTCTCATCTGCACCAAAAACAAAAACATACTATCTAACGGAAAAATTCAAGCCGTTAGCTGGATATGGAAGATATGCGCTTCAACTAACTCGATTAGAAAACAGTAATGATCACAGTATTCTTAAGCTAGAGGAAGTCTTTATTGTTAGAGAGAGAATTAACGAAGTACATGAAGAAGATACACTTGTTAAGGTAACAGTGAGGGCGACAGAAGCACCAACAGGGGCAAGGGAGCGTAAATATAACGCACTGGCTACACGTCATGTTATTAGTTACGACATGAATAGCTGTAGTATTGATTATACATTACGACCATCACGATCATTTGCTGATGCGGTCGCTCACACTTGGCTAGTTACCGCAGGACAGCCAGAAAGCACCATAGATTTATATGGTTTGTATTCAATCTATGAATCACTTCCAGATAAGCGCTTAGGATATTTTGATTACACGTTTGATGATGAAGATGTATCGCTGGGTCAGCGTATAGAAACAATATGCAACGTTGCTCGTGTTATTTCATTTTGGGATAACGGCGTGCTTACATTTACTCGTGAGGAGGAAAAGCAATATCCATCTGGCACCTTCAATAGAGCTAACACAACAGGAAATGGATTTTCTCTTTCTTATGATATGACAATGCCGAGCGGTAATGATGGTGTTGAAATCGAATACGTAAACCCTAAAACCAACAAAAAGACCTACCTTAAATATCGTATTGAAGATAACAAAATAGTTAACAAGCCAGCTAAGAACCCTAACAAAATAACCATACACGGTTGTCGTAATGAGTATCAGGCGACAGATAGGGCGCTATTAGAAATGGATAGGTTAATACATCAGCGCATGAGTATAAGTGTGCAAACTCTCGCAGATGGTGATTATGTTTATCCGGGTGACTTAATTATTGTTGCTGACACATACGATAAGAATCAACAGGCAGGTTATATAGTTGAGAGGATCGGAAATCAATTTTCAACAAATGAAAAAGTTGTCTTTGATGGTGAGATGTTTGTTTGTATTACTGATCATTTAGGTAATACGACGGAAAGGTTTAAGGCTACACCAAGAAGCGATACCGCTTACGGATTTATCGCTGATATACCTGATATCCAGCTAAATATCTATGACGGTATGAATGTTCAATCGCCGTCACGTTACGTTATATCCAATATCGTTGAAATGGACTCAATGAGATGGATTGTAAGCGACAAAAAACCTAACGCAGACGGAACTTTCAGTATTACAGCAAGTGAGTATTTTTCTGCAAAGAAAGATTACAACGTTTAATTAAATTCATTTCAATCATAGCCAGCCTAAGTGCTGGCTTTTTTATTGGGAAAAATTATGTCTACAATTCCAACACAAAACCCAGTTCCAAGTGAAGCAGCGAGAGATCTTAAATTTAACTCAGGTAAAATTGACGAGTTTGTTACGTCAAATAATCACTTTTACACTGACCGTTTTGGTAAAAAACACTATACAATAGATGGTATTAACTATTTATCAAAACAGGCAATGCAGAATTATGGCTATATCACGAAGAAGTCTTTTGAATCGGGTAATACCATCATCAATCCTAACGATGTTCTTCTCTGGGAAAGTAATGGCGAATACTACAGATGGGATGGCAAACTCCCCAAAGTAGTTAGCGCTGGCTCAACCCCTGAGTCAGCGGGTGGTATTGGTGACGGTAAATGGAAAGGCGTTGGTGATGCAACTTTAAGAACTGAATTAGCATCAAATAAAGGCGCATCAATCATAAAAACAAATAATGAGAACACAGTTCAACACGAACTTGACCTGTCAAAAGAGTCAGTAAAAGAAACAAAGAACGCACAAAGGATGCAGATTCCAATATCTGACAGACGACTAATTATCAATGCACACCGTGGTTATTCCGAAACTTATTTTGAGCAGACGTTACTCGCGTTTAGTCAATGTAGAGCTGACGCGATAGAAATTGATATGCAGACAACCTCAGATGGGGTAGCTGTTTGTTTTCATGATGACGATCTATCAATTCAAACGACAGGTAAAGGAGCAATAAAAGACAACACTATTCAACAAATCAGAACGTATCGCTACAAACGTGCTCAAAACACTCGTTATGCAGATATGCTATCTATTCCGTCTCTTAGTGCTGTTTGCAGGGTTGCTGCAAGAACAGGAAAGAAACTGTTAGCTGAAATTAAGGGCTATAGAACTATAGATGATTGTTCCCAGTACAATACAATTATTTCAACATATGGATTAGCGCCCACAACAACATTCATTTGTTTTGATTTTCCAGTCCTCCAATATCTACATAATATAAATCCATCATCATCATATGGTTATGTTATTGCATCATATGAACCTTATATGGATGAAAATATAAATGAGCTGATTTCTTGGGGCGGTGGGGTTGTCGATATAGCAAGAGATGCCTTACCTAAAGTAGGTATAGAAAAACTAAGACAATGGGAAGCAAATGGATTAACCATAGGTGTATGGACTATTTATACAATGGAGCAATTAAATGAAGTCCTATCCTATGGCATTAGACACCTAACTTTGGATAAAGATTTTACTGATATCTTAAATAAATAATTGGGGTTAACATGAGTTATATTCATACAGAGCGAGATTTTAGCAATTGGGTGTTTGGCACATCAGGAACAGGAAATGTACAAGTAACTAAAGATGGAATCCTTAGATTGCAAAACTCTGACGCATCATCTAGGGCGTTAGTATCAAGAAGGATCATGTTAATGGCAGGTGATGAAGTTATCATTAGCTGTATAGGACAAACTACCAGCCTCCAATCAGGTCGATTTATATTGGCTATTGAACAACCGTTTACAATTAGACGAAATCAAACTTCTTTTGAACATAATGAAGATGCTGTGTTGAGATCGGTAGCTTGGAAAGTACCGACAGAATTTCCACCGACAGAAGTTTATCTTACAGTTGGTCTACCTAATGGAACTGAGGGCATCGCTTACATTACAGATTTAAGTTTTGAAGTAAAATCACAAAACTTAGGTTCTAGGCGAATACTAATGGACGGCGTTGTAAAATTAACAAACGGCGTTGCTACATTGGATAACTCCTACGACCACAGAAATGTAGGTGATATAATAGCGTCGAGCGTTAACCTAGATGTAAGACCTAAAGAGATTGTAGCTCTAGATAGACTTCCCATCGTAAACATAACATCAATTTATAACGCTGATGATAAACCAGTAAGAAACGCAATATTACAGCCTGTTGCATCATTTACAAAAGCGGGGGTGATGAACATTAGATTACAGCACCCCATAGAAGGATCGCTGGTAATGGTTACTGGTAAAGGAATAAATAAAACAATATCATTTTCTATTTTTATATAAAATAATGTATTAATATTATACTGCCTCCATGCTTTAAGCAAAGAGGCAATAATTAATTATTTACATTTTTTATCAGAGTCAACAACTATTGTTTCACCAACTAAATATAAGTTGAAGTTTTTGCCACGAATATAGTCATCTGCATTACACATATTTTTTATTGCATAACTTGAAACATTATTAGCATTAGCTGGCCTACGAAGAGACAGATTTTCCATTAGAATGCGTCTATATGGCCAGTAAAAATTATTAAAATATTGAGGTACGCTATATTTTAATAATGGGAAATTCTTTTCTGAATTAATTAGCATATTAGGTTTCATCTGTTTCCCTGTAAATGCAATATTACTATACTCCCAATTAACAGATAGAAATTTAATCTCATTAATTATAGATGTTGTATATTTATCTTGTACGCTTAATGCATTTCCATAAGCATATAAATACACAACTGTATACATAGAAATAATTGCGGAAGCTATCAATGAGACTATGCTCACTAATTTTATTTCTAATAAGCTTAATGAGTAAAAAAGTAAAAATATAACACCACCAAATCCAACATAAATTCTAGTAAAATAAGGTATTGAAGATTTTAAAAACAACAGGGCTCCAACACAAAAGAATAGAGATATAAATGGTATGATAAGCATCACTAGTGTTGAAATTAAGAAATTTATATTTTTATTAAATCTCCTCTTTACTAAAAATAACATACATAACAACATTACTACAACATAAGTTATAAAAAATAAATAAGCATGTTCACCAAATACATTCTTATTTAAAAAAGAATAGTACTTATTAATGTTTAATAAGAAAGATGATATAAAATCACCATTAGCCAGCATTGGATGATTTCCACCATGATTCCCACCAAAAAAAGTTGGTAAAATAATTTTTAGATAGAAGATAGCCCCTATAATGAACGAAATAAAAATTTCAAATAAAAATAATAATGGCTTGTTTTTTTTGTTGAATCTATTAATAAATTCACATATAGAAATTAAAATTAATAAGTTAATTGATGCCTGATATGTTGAATAGGTTATACAAATAATTGTTGTATATAAAAATATTCTTATATAAGTTTTAGATGAATTAACTAATAATATCAATGTTGGTGCGGCAATACTTGCAAGCATTGGAAGAGAGTCAAATCTATATGATAAAACTTCACTTAATGCAGGGCTTATTATATAGGTAAGTGGTAATAAAACTGAGAGAGGGTCAGTTTTATTAATTAATTTCCTATGAATAATAAATAGAGAGACAGATATGAACAATAAACCTATAAAAAGAGGTAGTGGATATAAGTCAACAATATGAGTATTAAAATTTAATAATATCATTAATAAATCGGAGAAAGGTCTGCCATCTATTCCCCAATTTGTATATCCAATAGCAGCTCTCCCCATATCATCAACATAATATGTATTTGCAAGTAATATAGGGAAAGATATTAATAATAATATTATAAAGTATAATATTATTTGTTTTCTTGCGTTCATCAGTTTTTTCCTTTTAATAAATATTTAGGTCTTTTCTTGCTCTCAACATATATTCTACCAATATACTCACCAAGAACACCGATACCGATAAGTTGAATACCACCAAGAAATAAGATGGAAACTAATAGTGATGGGTAACCAGGTACCGGATTCCCCCAAATAAGCTTATCTATAATCATCCACCCGCCATAAACAAATGAAATGGCCCCAACAAATAAACCAATATAAGTCCACATGCGCAGAGGGAAAGTTGAAAAACTGGTGATCCCTTCTAATGCTAGATTCCAAAGTTTCCAGCCATTAAACTTGGATTCACCAGCGGAACGCTCAGCACGAGAGTATTCAACGATATCTATTTTTCCACCTACCCAAGATAGAACGCCTTTCATAAATAAGTTGCGTTCAGGAAGCAATTTAATATTCTCAACTGTTTCACGAGACATTAAACGGAAGTCACCCACATTTTCTTCAATCTTTGGTGTGCTAATTTTGTTGTGCAGTTTATAGAACCACTCTGCTGTTTTACGCTTCAACCAACCATCAGTAGATCGGTCAATTCTTTTTGCTAAAACAACATCAGCACCTTGTTTCCATTTCTCTATTAATTGCGGGATAACTTCTATTGGATCTTGCAGGTCAACATCAATAGGGATTATAGCTTCACCCGTTGCATGATCTAATCCAGCAAAAAGTGCAGGTTCTTTACCAAAGTTTCTAGTAAAACTTAATGCTACTACTTGCTCATCAGCTAACGACAACGCATTAATGATATTTTCAGTTGAATCTTTACTACCATCATTGATAAAAATAATTTCAACGTCATATTTTTTTAGCTCTTCATTTTCACGAACCGTTTTATAAAAAATAGGTATCGCTTCTTCTTCATTGAAAACAGGAACAACTAAAGAAATTTTCATTACTCCATTCCTTTAAAGACAAATGATTTTGAGTAGAAAAAACCAAGAACAAGGCTAATTGCTGAAAATACAATTAGGGTAATTATTGGCATCGCATCGAGTTTATCGGCTATAAATCCAGTCAGATAACTTAACATACCCATAAATACTGTGAATGCAATGTATCTCCCACCAGTTGCTTTCTTCTTAAATGTAAACTTAGCGTTAGCAAAGAATGAGAAGGTAACAGCAATGATGAATGCGATCAGGTTAGCAGTAGCCTGTGTCGTGGAAACTAAATAAACCAAAATTCCGAACACTATCCAATGCAAGAGCGTGTTAATAACACCAACAGAGAAGTATCGCGCAAATAGCTGGAGCATAATTAAATCATCTATAATAAAAATTGATGTGAGAGTTTATCACTAATGTAAATTTAGGTCAGTAGTGGATATGAATTAACATCATCATCGCCAAATCACTCAATCTTCAAATACTGACCAATTTTCCATCCGGCAACTTCTTACTTCGCTCACGATAAAACGTCAATCGTTCATTAAAATACTCGCGCAAATGTGCTGGTTGTTGTCGTTCAACTTCTGAGGCAACAACTGGCATATTGAGGCGTTCTTTATATGCGACACCACTTGCGGCTAAATCGACATTAATCTTGTCTTTTTCTTCTTGAGTTAGGTTTGCGAGGTTCATAACAGATCCGGTTAGTTTTTGGAGAGTATAGCAAGGTGGGGGAATTAATGGGACGGATTTGGGACAAGCAACATGAATTAGCATAAGACAACTTCAAGTAACTTTAGGTAAGGTGGGACGTGTGAACGCTTGGTGAGACTGTATTTAGTTGATATTAAAGCATAATTCTACGCTCTTCTAA